CCAGCAGTCATGGTGTTACTTTCCACGACGTTTTTGCCCCAAAGCATCGGCCCGGTACCGGACTGCGGGTTCCCGTAGACATAGCGGTTATCCGAAGAACCAACTTTCAGCATCTCGATATGTGCCCAGTCCACCGGAGACAGCACCATCGCCGTCGCCATATAGTCCTGCAGCGTCACCTGAAGCATCGCGAGACGCAGCCGGTCGATATGGGTGCTGTTTGGCAGGTCGACAGCGGCCACGAATGCCGGCGCTTCAGTGAGCAATCCATCGAGGTTTTCCCCCAAACCGTCACCGGCAAGGATCTGGCGCTCTTCTTCGAGATCCAGCCCGTAGCGCATCTCGTTGTCGACCTCCGTCTCCAGCTGGTCTGCATCCGCCATCGCTTCTTCGCTGATGTTGGTCACATGACCCACCTTCTTGACCTGAGCCGTGGCCTTGTCCCAGCCGAACTCGGAGATCGGATAGATCCCCTGCTCGGCGACCATCGCGGCGCTGTTTGTGCGCAGCACCTGCTTTCGGTACTTCACCAGGTCCGAGGACACCTTGCCCTGCGTCAGCAGATCACGGATCAGCAGTCGACGACGCGGCATCTCCACGAAGGTTCGATCTTCCTCGTTGTAAATCAACCCGCCTGCAGACCCTGTCGCTGTTGTGATCGCGTTGTTGATCTTCAGGCTCATATTTCCGCGCGCACCATTCGCGAGGAAAGACTTGATCGCATCGTCCTGAGCCACGACCGCCTGCCCGAGCGACAGGACCTTGCCGGAACGACCGCGAGGGCCTGCTGCGACCTGTTGCGAGATTTCCAGCGTCTTGCTGTCCAGTCCCTGCACCATGGCCTTCAACTCTTCCACCTGCTTGTTCATCGCAGTCTGTGTGTTGAGCAGCTTGTCCGCCGTGGCCTTGGTCTCTTCCGAAACCTCGCCCGCGCGCTTCGATTCCTTCAGGGCGGTCTCGGCGGTCTGCTTGACCTCGCCATTCAGCTTTTCGAGCTGGGCAGAGACCCTCTTCAGCAGAACTTCGGGATCGTCGCCTGCATCCATCACAACCGGACCAAGAATGGCATCGGGGCGCGCAGCCGCCATCATCGCCGCCACGTGAATGGCGGGCATCATTCGTTTAAACATTGGTTTTCTCCGTCAGATTTTTTCTAGTTTCGCGAGGGCCAAAGCCATCGTCTCTTTAACGGCAGCGCCAGACATGCCGGTTGGGGCAGCGCCAGACATACCCCCCTTAAGAGCCGCAAACATCTTGCGGCGCTCGTTCTTGGACATCCGCTGGCCACTGGCGAGCGCGATATCGAGTTTCTTTTGTGCCGCGACCTGCGTCGGTGCCGCATTGGAGGGCTGGGCCTCGACCGCGTCCGACTCCAGCAGCTCGTCGGCAAACCCTTGCTCAACCGCAGCCGCGCCGCCGATCCAGCTTTCCCGGTCACACATCTTTGCAATCTCATCGGCTTCAAGGCCTGTCCGCGCAGCATAGACGCCGACGGCGGCCTCGTCGAACGGAGCCAGCCAGTCCGCTACCTCGCGAAAGGCATGACGATCGCCTGCCGCCATCACCCAGGTGTTGTGGATCATGAAAAACGCCGCCCGAGCAATGCGCACTTCATCCCCTGCCATTGCGATGATCGACGCCGCCGACGCCGCGATCCCCAGGACATTGACCGTGACCTTGCCCTTGTGCTCGCGCAACAAGCTGTAGATCGCCAACCCCTCGAAAAAGTCGCCGCCAGGCGAATTTATGTTCACGACGACATCGCCCTCACCGATACGGCGTAGCGCGGCGGAGATCCGTTTGGCTGTCACCCCTTCGCCATCCCAGTCCTCGCCTATTGCATCGAGAACAGAGATCGTGCTGTCGTTGTCGGCTGCGGCCTTGATGTCAGGATTCCAGCGCTGGATCACCTTTTTTGTAATATCGGTCCGGACGCCAGGTCGCGAATTCATCGGCACCTTCGGCAGGCTGCGCTTGCTCATGTTTCTTCCTTTCCTAGCATCTCGACTGGCGTCATCGATGTCTGCACGATCAGCTCGTCATTTACCCCGCCGCGCCGCGGCAGGTTCAGTTTGTCGCGACCTTCGTCACCGGACATTAATCCAGAGAACCGCATCTTCATCAGGAAGTCGCCCTTGGCCTTGCTGTCCATCTGCAGCATGGCCTCGCGGTTGAACTCGAAGAAATATTTGCGGCGGTCTTTGGCGGGGATAAGGTCACGCTGGATCCGCGCCTCGATGCGGGTCAGCAGTGGATTGATCCCCAAGGTCAGCCAGGACAGCATGATCGCCTCGACGCCGCTCCCCCACATCGTCTGACCTGTCGCGGCATGTCCGATGATGATCGGCGGCACGCCAAACCACCGACAGACATCCTCGACATTGAACCGCCGGGTTTCCAGCAGCTGGGCATCCTCGGGGTTCATCTGGAGCTGATCAAAGTTCAATCCGCCTTCCAGAACCAACGTCTTCCCGGCCTTTTTCGACCCGCTGTAGTTTTCCAACAATTTCTGCAGCTGCTCGCGCTGAAGCGCAGTCAGCGTCTGATCGGATTTCAAACCGCCGGACGGCATCATACTGTTGGAGAACACCCGGCCTGCGGTTTCATCCGCCGCCAAAGCCGCCCCGATCGAATTGGCACCGTATTGGATCGCAGACAAACCGATGCCATCGCCGGCACTGAAGCCGCGCAGGTGAAACACCTTGTCAGCCGGCATGTAACTTTTCCGGCCACGGTCGATCACCGCATAGCGCAGACCGCCACTCTGCCGGTCCTGTTCGGGCGTCACGTTGAAGAGCGGACGCAGGCCTACCAAGCGATCTTTAATCAGCAACCTTTCGGAATACCCGTTACCTCTTAGCACCGTGCTCGCAACCATCCCCTCCCAGAATTCGAAACCGGTCTGCCCGAGGTTCGGTGTGAAACGCAGTATCTCAGAGAGATCATGATCAACTGGCTTTTTGCCGCCATCGGTCGTCCGTTCAAACATGGTGAGTGGCAAGGATGCGACCAGTTGAGCGGTCTTGCGCACGCAATCATATGCCGCTGAGATCTCCATCGACGTCTTTGCAGAAACGCGCTTGCCGGCATTTGACTCATAGCCAGCCGAAACAAGCGGATTGGACCCCGTCAGATTAACCCAACCGGACTCGCCCGGCCGGAGCTCGTTTCGAATACCGCGAACCGCCGCCTTCAGGAACCTGATCATGCGACCATCACCGGATTACTCAGGAAATCGTCGAGATTGATAGATGCAGCCGCCTCCGGATTGCGGCTCATCAGCATCACGGCGTTGAACGCCGCCATGAGCGGGTCGATCTTTGCCAGACCGGAACGCTGTTTCGTGACCATTCTCGCGTTCCCTCTGAGTTCTGTTTTTGCATTCCCCACGCACCAGGCCATCATCGGCTGGGCGCAATGCCGGAACGATCCCTTCTTCAGCTTGCGCGGTAGACCGTTGATCGCCGCATTCAGCTTGTAGCCCTGGCTGATCGGCCGGACCTGTTCATCGGTCAGACCGCGCAGCGCAAGCGCATCAACGATGTCGGCAACGCCTTCGGGATCGAGGCCCACCGCCGCATCGTCCGGCAGCAAACCTGCATCGAGCAGTTCGCCGCAGATATCGGCGACGGACTGGATATCCACGCTGACATCCTCGCAGATGACCAGATCGCCGAACTCCGCGAAATCCTGCAGCCGCTCCGCGATCTCGGGCCGCGCCTTCAGCACATCATCCTGCACCCAAGCCCGCGCCCAAAGCATCCACTCGCGCGTCTCGCGGTGGCGGCCGATCACGGCGAGGCCCAGCAGATCGTCGAGGCCCCCGCCGTCGATCCCCACGACGCAGACGTCCGACAGGTCCATTATGCCCTCGAGCGTCAGCATGTCATCACCGCGGTCTTCCCAGTAATCGGCTCCCGCCCATCGATCCGAGTGCAGACCGACACCGATCTGGATGTTCAGATGCTGCGACAGCCAGAGCTGCAGATCTTCGGCACCCTTGACCTTGGCCTTCCGATATTCGCGTTCCAGCAGGTCGATGAACACCGACCGGCCCAGGTTGGGCAGGACCATCGGCCAATAAGCCGGGTCGAGGAAAGGCCGGCTTTTGTCGGCCTGCATTTCCTCCGGAAATTCGTAGAGCACCGCCAGCAGTCCCTCGGAAGGCGTCGTGCCGTCCCGAACGGCGCGTGCGTTGTTGAGCTCGGTCCTGAAGATGCCCGCTGGCTCTTCCACCGACTGAGTGGTGATGAATACCAGAAGGCAGTTCGGTTTGTTCATCCCGCCCCGGATCTGACCGATGACCTTTTTCGCATACGATCGTGACGACATCAGGTGCAGCTCGTCGATGATCGCGAACACCGGAATTCCGCCAGTGACCACGTTCATGTCGAAAGACTTCACCGCCAGCTTTGCACCCGTGGGATTGTAGGTCACCTTTTTCAGGTGATCCTGAACATGGAACAGCTTCTTGAGCGTCGGATCGGCATCGATCATACCCTGCACCTGGGCAAAACAGGTTTCTGCCACGCCCTGCGTTGGGCCGATGATCACCATTTTCGCATTCGGGATCGTGTTGACCATCAGCGCGATCAGCCCCAGCGCGGCGGAGTTCGTCGTTTTCGAGTTCTTCTTGGGCACCAACAGGAACAGCTCGCTGATCTGCCGGATCTTCGTCTTTTGGTCGACGCAGCCAAACAGACCGCGGATGATGTCACGGAACCAATCCGCGCCGACCTCGCCCAGCGTCGGCTGGCCGGCGACATCGGGCAACCGCAGCTGATCGAAGATCCGCACGGCGACGTCCGCGATATTCTGGTCGATGTCGAGCGTCGGCATGGGTGTTTCCCCAGCCTTCAGCTTTTCGACCCAGTCCGGGCAGGACAGATCACCGTCAAACGGCATCAGTGGACACCCTCAGAAATGCCGTTTGAGGGCAGGAAGCCCCACGATCCGTCCGGCTTGGCCTCTTTCCGCTGAGCCTTGACGCCCAGCGGCTTGGCCTTCTTCTCAGGTTTGCGCATATCACTCGCCAGGCAGTCCATTTCGGCTTGCTTGGTGATCTTGTTGATCTCCTTCATGGCTGAGACCGCGCCCGTCTGGGCGGCTTTGTCCAGCTGCAAAAGCGTCCGCGCCTGGACTTCACTGATCGCGGCCAGCTGCGCATTCCGGATCGTCAGTTTCTTAAAATAATACTTGTTCAGCGTGGGAATGCTGACACCAAGGTGCTTGGCAATCTCCGGCTTTTTCATACCAGCGACCAGTAACAGCCTGACTTTATTGACGTTTTGCGCAGTTGGCACATGCTCAGGCGCACCCGGCTTGCCACGTCCCGCCGGGATAGGATCACCAAGCAGGTCAAAACCTTCAACCACAGAAAAAAATCTCCAGCTACAGGGAGCACGGGTCTGGGTGTTTGGGGGTTCTGGACTTTCGACCCACCCCCCCCAATTCATGCCAGTCCGCGCTTCTCCATCGATTGTTTTGCGCTGTCGTGCCAGCTCTTGGCCACCGACTGCAGGTTATCTTCATCCCAGAACAAGTCCGGGTCGCCGCGATGCGGTGCGATGTGATCGACCACCGCGCTGTTCGGTGCAGGATACTTCCCGACCAGCAGCACACCAGTCTGGCGGCAGGTGTAACCGTCGCGCTCCAAGACCTTCAGCCGCAGCCGTTGCCAGCGCGACGTGTTCAGCCAGTCCTTCGACCGCCTGTCATCCTCGCCACTTGATGCTTGCGGGGGCAGCGGAGCCAAACGTGGTGGCAATGGCCGCAGCCTTGGCTGCAGTCCCCTGCCCTTCAGCTTGCCCATTGGCTTACCTTTCAAACGATGTCGGTCTCTCCCGACTGTCACCGCCTGCTATCCGTCAGGCTTTGCGGTTCAGCCTTTTGCCCTGATAGCTGGGCCGTCCCCTAGCGTGGGTTAAGGGATGGGTAAGACTTTCCTCCACCTTTCGGTGAGTTGCCACGCGCCTGCCTCGTTATCTGGTTGCGCGGGCCGGACTTGAACCGACGACCTTCTGGGTATGAACCAGACGAGCTGCCACTGCTCCACCGCGACATGAGCCACAAACGCAAAGCGCCCGGAGCGGGGTTACCGGTCCGGGCGCTTTGTTCGCGAATGTGGTGCTGGCACTCTGTCTAGCCCCTCTAGAATTAGGGATCAAGAAATATTTTTCCAAGGCGTGCACGGCGGCAGTTCATCCGTGACCTGCCAGCGCGATAAGTTGTTGTGTATTCTGAAGGTTGCACTCAGATCCAGCAGCGCCCCATACCAGGCTAAATAGTTGCGCCGCGCCGCTGCAATGGCCGCAGGCTGGGGATGATAGGTCACCGGACAAACCCTGACCTCCACGCTCTTCACCTTCCGAAGACCGCGTTCTTCAACATGGCACACATGCTCTGTGAGCGCCGAACGGCCATGCCTGTTGCCCTTCCACCCGACCGGCACGCAGCGAGGCACAACCCCGACATAGCACTCAGGCACCATCCGCGCCCGCGCCAGCTCGGCGACCTGCACGGCCATGCCACGGCCACCACAGCCCACCGGCAGCATCGCCACCGCCGAGGCCACCAGATCGGCGTCAGGGTCCGGGTCAGACCGCCCGCCACCATCGACACGGCAGCCCAGGCGCGCAGCCTGCATCATCACCCACTCGGTCCCGACGCTGCTGTAGCCGCGTGCCAGCGTGCCCGCGTCCTCGAAGTCGATTGAGGCGCATTCCGCCGCGAACGCCCATTCCAGCAGCGACCTGATCGAGATCGGCTGGCGCATCCGGCCCAGATCGTCCGACACCCGCCCACGCCTGCTCTGTTCCATCCTGGAGGATCCCCTCTGAACCACCTTCAAACCTGACTGATTTTGCGCGTTCATCTTGTTCCTCACTGCTACTAACCCTGTATTTTGTGTTTTATTCACTGCTAACCGCTAGATATTGTTTTCGTTAGAAATCAGTACGGCTTGAACGGTCTGAAAGAAGAATGGAACGGCCTGAGATGTGAAAAGAACGCCAGACGTAACCCACTCAAAATGCAGGTGAAAAAGGCGGATCACGGCTTGAGCGGCCCGAACGGCCCGAGATGCCAAGTAACGCATAAGAGCAATCCTTTTCCCCTGACCCCTTATTGCTTTCCTCACACGCGTAACCTCGCATCTCGGGCCGTTCGGGCCGTTCGGGCCGATTATGGACGGCAAGCCTTTGATGCAAAAGCCTTTCCCCCTGACCCCAGTTCAGGTGTTTCAGGCGCAGAGGGGCAAGGTCGGACCGATCGGACCGTGAATTTCGAGGAAAATGAATACAGGAGTGCGGGGTGAGGGCGGCTGATGCCGGACCATATGACCTGCAAACGATCATATCGGATCGTCGCCATCTCGGGTCGAGCGCGACGAGGGCGCGACCGGATGGCCCTTGGTGTTGCGAGGAGCTGCGTCGAAGTCTCGCGCAAACATGTCCGTGAACCTGATGCCACGATAGCCGGTGACACGCTGCTTGCCCGGACTGTACATCTTGCCGGTGCCAGGATCACGGTACCTGTCCGCAAGGCCTTTCAGTTTCAGCGACACCGTGCGCTCGCCCCACATGCCCTCCCCGCGCATATCCATCCACAAGTTGAACC